GCGCCTTTCCCGAGGGAGCCTTACGGTTCTCCTCTCCTCCCTTTAGCGGTCTTCAGCTAAAGGGCCACCCACCGCCTGCTTAACCTTGCAGACGGTCGCTTCGGTGTTCCCGATTCATACGGAAAGTATGGATCTGGTGCCTCAGTAAAATACTGAAGCAGCGAAGCATTCCCAGTCCCTTTCAGGAGTTGTGTTTTAGAAGACACAACTAACTGAAGGACCTGCGGGCTATGTGTATCCGGTGATTGTCTCTGTTTCAGAGATGTCTCCCCGGGCGCATAGCTATACAGGTAGGGCTGGCTGACGTCCCTGTTTGCTATCCGCAGATTCTTTCGAATCTTCGAATCAACTGTGTTTAGCAAGTAAGCGGATGCATTCCAACAACCCTTTCTATGAAAGTTGTTAGAGCATTCAACTAAACTTACTAGGGACTCAGGGTTACCACTCTCGTACCCCTCAAGGAAGTATGCCGGAGTCACATCGACTCCGTTATACGCATCCATTCCACAGGATTCTCTGAACTTTCCAGTCCAGAAAGACTTGTGGGGATTTACCTTGAGACCAAGCTGCGTAAGCAGTAGGTACAGTGAGTCGTAAGCGTTCGCCGGCAATATTATATCGTCGCCGAACACCCGGACACGCCGAGCTATTTCACGAACTCGCGTCTCTGTTACCTTATAATCATTCTCAGCCATCATAATGGCAAAGATTGCTATAAGAGTAAACAGATACGTCTGTACGGGAAATGTACTGGCAGAGCCCATGCACGCAAACTTACGCGTGACATGAACCGAGCCATCAGGCATTTGGAATGTTCTTGTCCTACAAGAGTGTAGAACATCAAGAACATCCAAGTTGGATTGGAATATGTATTCTACCAACCTAGTCGATATGCGATCTGACGCCGCGGATAAATCCACGGTCGCTAGTTCGCCCGACATTGATGCCTGCAGGGCCAAACGTTGTGATGGCTTCTGATCGAAGAAATCGATCGAGTCAGCCAAAACGCTACGCCCAATCGCGGTAACAAACCAACGCTGAAAGGCACCTTGGATAAACTGATGAGCCGTTGGCTCAGCAGCAATTATCCTTGGTCCTTTTTGCGTTTTAGGTACCGTGATAATACGACTAGGGTGTTCCATAACGGACGAAGTGCGATCCACCATGTCGGTGGAAGCAAACCAGTCCGCTGGAAAAACTCTAGCCAGCTTGGCAGGCCAGTGAGGAAGCTCGTACTTGACTTTCGTCGAGTCAGCAACCGCACCAGGCCCGTGCTTAGGGCGCATAGACCAAACATCTATCGGACCAAAGGTGGATGATACAAACCGGCATAGAATCCGGAAAGCATCCCATCGAAGATCCAATCTGATGTCTGGGACGGACAGATCTTGGTCAAGACCAAGATCGAACTGCCCGTCGGGATTTGGAACAATATTCCACAAGGGGTGACCAACGCGGTCGCTCCAAGTAGGAGTATCGTAATCCCAAGTCCCGCTATGGCTTGGAGGAAGATTCTTATCAATCTCCAAGAATTCAATGAGAGACTCATTGACTTTATCCTCTGCACAATCTAGCCGAAGCTTCTTGGCAAAGAGGTATAACTGCCGCAAGGCAGCCACAGCCTCTTCTGAGGAGTCAGGCCTAAGCAAACCATGTTCATCGAAGATCATGGCGTACAATCCCCATAGAAATGTGGGCCGTACGTCGGTCTTCGACCTCCCTCCATGGTATGGAGGGCGGTCGTCGCCCAATCTTCCGTCTGCAAGACCTCTCTCGAGGTACTTACAGGCGTCGGGTAAGGTAATGGTAAAGAAACCAATACCCCTACTCGCGGTGATAGAGTGCAGGCGGCTTTCAGCCATCTTACACTCCTTGTCCATGGTTGGACTCATGTACTGGAAGTCTCGCAAGAGACTTAGGTACAAGCCGACCACTAACTTTTCGACGTTGCTTTCCATTTAAGCTCCTTTCGAAGGGTTAAATCAACGTGCTTGCCAAAAGCGCTGACGGCCGAGCGATTAGCTCTCGCCGTTCGACATATTTGTGGCGATGGAATTGACTAGGGCATTAACCCCAGCCATGACATCGACCGAGACAGCGGGATCACTCCCGATGGCTCGGCACCGGAAGGTGCACAAAGCGGTATAGTGCTGTTCGGGCGTGGTATCCGTTTCATAGATGAGCCAAGAAAGCTCAACATTGTGACGGTCATAACCATACCCGGAAGACTTTTCCGTAGAGTTCCGAATCTTGAGAATAAAGGATTCAGCCGCAGTTTTCAGTTGATACTGAGAACCGAAGTTGTCCTGATTCACTCGAAAGAGAACCTTGTCGACAGTGTCAATAGTGACAGTGAGCGTGTTAGCAAGCATAGTGGTCTCCTTGACCGTTAAGTCCCCAAGGTCTTGCGACCTTTAAGGACCGCTAACGAACCAAGGATGGACAGTTGTCCAGCTTCCAATGTTGGAAGCCGGGCATTCAAGCCTACAGAACCCATAGGTGACCGCCGATGATCTATGATCTTCAGCGTTCCCGGAGTAACTTTATCGTTACCCGAGATCAACTCTGGGTGTTTGCTTATCCTGGTTACTTTGGTCATCACGCAGCCCCCTTGTGGGACTGCAAGGTGATGATTACCGGCCTCAAGGACGTCACCAATGTTGGTGAAATAGTCAATGAGCCAAGACCAGGGTAGGGCCTCCCACACATTTGATAAAATGTGCGACGGGTGCAAACCCGTCAGATACTGTCGTAGTACAGCATCAGATGGAGGCAGCGGATTGTACGAATTGGGTTTCCAATACACAACGAACCAAGACTCTGCAGTCGAGGAACGTTGGTAGGTAACATAGAAGTTCTTATAGTTGCCAAAGTTGACAGCATAAGATGACTTCACATCAGACACAGATGTCTGACCAAGTCGCCCAGTCCGCCGAAGTCCTTTCCCGCTATAGAGGCGATCCATCAGTTTCCGTCGTTTATCGACGGCATCCTGAAAGGAAGCTATTCTCCAAAGATCTGAGATCAGAGGAGCCCAGCCGAATTGGAAAGCGAGGTTAGCAGTTGCTAAATCTCGTGTTTGGTGCGCAGAGCGCACATAACGTCTCCAATTCTTCGCGTCTAAAAGGAACCTGCCAGCTTGTCGGATCATATCCGGCACTTCTCTGAGTTCTAACCAGAACACAGGAAGACGGGTGACAGGTCGGGAAGGATTCGTCCGAGACCATATGGCGGCTGGATCCCACTCGGGATCCGGCGCGGAGATGGAAACACCAGCTCCGAACGAGGATGGCCCACCTTCGGTAAAACGTTTACCTTTGGTAGCACCATTCCAACAGTAGCCATATGAACCACTAAGAGTGATATGGCGAGCATGGAACGGGTTATTACCACCTTTATTATTACTAATAGAGGTAAGTAATTCGTCTTTGCTCACCAACGAAGAACCGGAGTAACTTGTGAAGTTACTCCACTTCGCACGCCAAGTTTCATACTTGGATGTACTCTTAAGTGCCATCGGATAACCTGTAGGCTAAGGAGGGTCAAAATGAACGGCTGGTAAGCCGCGGGGCTCCCATATGGGAG